ACTTCTCGTATTTTCTGAGAAATTGAACTAATGCTTTCACCTTTGAGTACAGCCGGCCGTATTACCTTCGTTAATTCTGCTCGCATGTCACCTGCTAGATTCCACACTCGATCAGACAAGATTAAACCGTCCTTACCTCTCCGCTTCAGCATGTATCTTACAACTTGCTGGTTTACAGAATCTAAAGCCGTTACGTTTAACGGAGTTTCTGCAAGTCTAGAAGTCGTCCATTTCGCTGTATCATCGATTACTTTTTCGAATGACGCTCCTGCTTTCTTGCGAAACTCCTTTTCGTAATAGTCTAAATCCCGTAACAAAGCGTTTAATCTACCTCGTTTAATTACACCGTCTTTTTGGTAGTCGTTAATTAAGTCCAGTAAAAAAAGACGGATTAGCATAATAGCGCCAACCGCCTCTTCTACTTGTTTTTCGTTTTCTTTTTCGTATTGCTTCGATATTCCATCAAGCGCTTTGTCAAACTCGTTTTGTAATTCACTCACGAAACTACCTCCAATCCGCCCTCTTTGCAAATGTTTGACTAGCGCCTTTGCCACGTCTGTATTTTCGATATTGTTTACGTGCGTCAGCCGCTAGTCTTTGGTAATTTGTGAAGATCATAGATTTATCTACAGCTTCTTCACCATCGGTATATTTAAAAAACCGAGCCGAATCTGCTGCGATAGCTTCATAAGCAAACGTAAGCGCAAGATAAAATACCGCATTAGCGTTATCCTCTTCGGTAAAATCTGATTCAACTAAAGCTTCGGCTAGCCAAGCGTCAATGTCAGTCGACGTAACGCCTGGAACCTTTGATAATCGAGACTGCAATCGTTCTGACACCGTCATTTGGCGTTACCTCCGTTATTCTGACTTTTTCGTTACTGCTTTAGCACGCGACTTAGGCTTCGGGTTTTCCTCCGCTTCCGGTACATCCACGCGCTCGATAAAAGGACTTTTTCCGTCCAAATATCCAATCTCTGATTCGTCGTATGTTACGTAAAACCCCTGCGAGTCGAACTGAATATGAAGTTTCGGACGAATTACTTCATAATTTGGTAACGTTTTGTATTTAGCCATTAACTCATCACCCCCGCAGTTTTAAGCTTCGCTAGTAACGCGTTAAAATCCGTCACAAGCCCAGCTACGTCAGTTGCGGTACTATTAGCTTGAGATGTTACTTTGCTTGCGGTTAACTTTGCGTCAAGTGAAGTTTGTAGGCTTGTTACGTTAGCGATTGTGTGATTATGAGTAGAAGGTGGAAATGTGCTCGGTTTACCGTCGATATCTGACCAAGTCACATTTATCACACCGCCCGAAGACTCTTGCAAAGCCTTTATAATCTCACCTAACTTAACATCGTTAGCGACTGGCATCGATACGTTTAGACGCTTCACTTCGTTTTCTGAAATAGGCATTTATCGTACTCCTTCCAAGTAAATAAAAAGGCGGTTATAACCGCCCATAATTATGCAACTGTCTTAGAAATACCGCTAAGAACTGCGATGGATTCTTTTGCGTTCTTAATTTCGAAACCAAGTTCTCCACGAATTACACGAGAGAAGTAGTCTCCCCCAGGTAACGTTGCATCTTGGTCATAGATCGGAGTTAAATAACGAACTTTAATGTTATTAGTATCAAGTAATAACGCACGGTCTTTCGGCATATTTTGATCAACTACGACACTAGAAATTGCACCGCCTGGTAAATCAGAAACGAATGATAAGATTTGGTAACCTGCTGCTGTGTCTTGACGAGTCGTACGAATAGTATCTCCACCTAATTTGGTAATTTGGCGAGCAACGTTCGGAGCGCATAAAATTGTATTCGCTGAACCACCTCGTACAAACACTTGCTCAACTGCATCATTTAGGGATTTAGCATCGATTTCTTTACCACCGAATTGTTGAACGTGTGAACCCTGTTCACTAGCGAAAGCAAATAAACCACCTGTTGAGCGTGGTTGTTGTCCTGAACCGATATATTTACGTCCGTAGATCAGTGAATTGTTAGCTTCACGAATTAATTCTTGTAATCGTAAGTTAACTTGATAATCTAACTCGTCCTCTACGCCGTAAGTATTGACTTGTTGTTGTGTACGAGATACAGAAGCGTATCTAGAGAAGATTTGCGAGAAGTTGAACGATACTAAACGGTCATTAATTTCATTTTTACGGAAAGTATCTTCGCCTTCAGGACGTGGTCTAGCGATTACTTTTAATTCTGCTTTAGCTGTAATTGCTTCAGGTGTTGTAGCATCATAACCACGTTGAACAGTGATCTTATTTGTTAATTCATCCACTGATACGACACGTAATACCTCAAGACCATTTTGTACTAATGCATTTTCTGTAAATTTACGTGCCTCGCCTGCTTCTAAGACTAATTCTGTTACATCTGCTGCTGCGGCTGTTTTAACGATACCTGTGTCACTATTTAAATAATCGTTCTGCCATTCGAATTTTGTTTGGGTAAGTGCTTCACCCGTTCCAATAAGACCGAATAACACCGGTGCTTTCGTGAGAATTAAGTCTACGTTCGCCTGCATTTGGCGAACCTGTTGTTGGAAATTATAAGTATTTGCTACTGCCATTTTTAATAGCCTCCTAATTGTTTTTTAATATAAAAAAGCCGTCGGTTTGGAACCAACGACTGATCTACTTCTTCGATTTTAATTCGAGTATTTTGTTATATAATTGCGTAACCTTACCAGCAAGCTTTGGATTTTTTAACGCTTCAGCCTTCGTTTCTGTTAATTCTTTTTCTAACGCTGATAATTCGTTAGCTTTCGGATTGGTTACGGGATTAGAACCGCCTGACGCATCTACTCCGATTACTTGTTTGAACATCCACGGCTTACTTACTTTTAAAGACTCAACTGCTGACTCTACGCCTTGGATGTTTCCTTCTTCATCGACTTTAATTTCTGACTTATCTAATAGCGCTAACACATCGTTTGGATCATTTGCATTCAGAGAACGTGCAACACTCTTAATTTCCGTATTCAAGATTCGAGCGTTTGCCTTTTCTTGTGCTTTCTGCGCTAATTCCGAAGCTTCAATCGCTTTTTTAGCCGCTTCATCTTTTTCAGCTTGCAAACGTTCCACTTCAGTCATTTCTTGTTTCTTTCGTTCTTCTTCCGCTTGCTCAAATGCAACTAATTTCGCTTTAATATCATCATAGTCTTCGTATTTTTTGCGCTCACGTTCAAGTCGTTTAGCAACTACTTCATCGACCTGTTCTTGTGTAAGAGTTTTCGTATCTTCCTTTATATCTGTTACTACAACATCCTCTTTTACTACTTCACTCATGTTATTGCCTCCAACCGTTTTAAGCCCGTCGGCTATGGTTTTATTCATCCGAAAGTTTAATGCCATTCCGTAAGGCCTATTTACATCACTCTTTATAAGGGTCCTGTGTTTGTCTTTTAAGTTGACGTTCTTGAATAATCTCCATAAACTTCTGTTCTGCATTTTCTTTACCACTTCGTGTAATAGCGCCTTTAATAGATTCAATTTCGTTGGATATTTCTTCTCCTAGCTGTTCTATTAGTGCTTTTTGATCTTGCGGTAAAGGTAATCCAAAAATAATCTCGCTAGAGTAATAGTCGTCTATCTTTGCGAGCATTTCCTTATCGTACTTAAAACGTGGGTGCTCTTGTCTCGCTTTCATATATCTAAGGATATATTCGTTTAATGTCTGCAAACGGGATTGCCATATTACCCATGAACGTTGAGTCTTCGATATAATCGAACTAAACATAAGTTGAACGGCCATATCGTTAATACCTCCTGTGTTCATGTCGGCTGTATTTACGATTGGTACCTCCGCTTTTTCATGTAATCGTTTTTGCAAACGGTCAAGATATGCTTCAATTGTTTCCTTAAATTTAAATCCGCTTTCTAATTTACTTGCACTCGGTACTCCGCTTTCTTTATCTCCATCGCCGAGATTCCATTTCGCACCTGGAGCGATTTGTAACGGATTCTTCGGGTCCTCGTCTACATTAACAAGTAGATTAATAGCGAACATTTCAAAACGAATCGCGTCCGAGTAATCCGACATCTTACGGTCAATCTCTTCCGACAGTTCAATCGTTTTTTCTAATTCACTGTAACCGGTAGTTCGACCGCTTAGTTTCTCGGTAGGAACGTGCACTACCGGAATAAAATCGAGACCCATTGATGAACGCTCAACCCTCGACTCCTGTACGCTTAAATCTCCGCCATGAACGGCCTCTTCAATTTCGCAATCATATTTTCCAGCTTCTTCGTGCCATACCAGGTAATACGAGAGTTTCCACAATCGAGTCTGTTCATCGTCAAGCCATGCAATAAAATGCACAGCATCTAACTCATCCTTATCCCATTCGTTGTGTACCGCAATGACTTCCGTAGATGGATGCCAAATGATTTTAAACTCTCCACGTCGGTTATCGAAATGAATACGTGCGTAAACACCCGTTCTAGAAATCGAACGGTCTTTTGCTGCGGCTAACAGCTTTTCGTGCATTCGATTATCGTCCCAAACCCACGTTAATAATCGCTCTTTTGCTTTTGCTCGACTATTCTCCGTCTGCTGTTCTTCACTGGGTGTATAGCCTGGTTGAATCATTAGTGCTGGGTCGTCTAAGACATCGGGTGGGACTGTTACTTTCGGTTCCTTCTCGAATTGCCAAGCTGCAATCGTATCGACTATCTTTCGTGGATAATTAAGTTCTAATTTCGTAGGCTCATAATCCAGTTGTGACGGCTTTGTATAATCAGACCAAACATTCAAGTCTCCGTCATATCGTCGATATAGCCTGATTTCATCAAGGATTCTTTGCCATTCGGTGTCTCCTAATGCTGTACGTATAGGGACGACATACTCGATGGGATTCATTAGATTCCTATCAGGGAAAATTCGCATATGTTACCTCCTTTCTTTAATATCGATAGTTACCTGCGTTTCCTGCTTTTCTTTTACGTCCTTTGTCCGTAACTGAAACAGCCATCTCTAAACTATCAGGTAAGTCATCGTGCATATTCGTTCCATAGTATTGAAACTGCTCAAGTAATAACGAATGCCTTCTGTCAAATTGGATTTCTCCGTTTTCTATCCGCGGTAACAACGCCTCTAAGCGTAACTCTTTTCGAGAACGTTGCTTAATTTTGAATAAACGAGTCATTGCCGGATAACCTTTTTCGATTAACCGTTTAGAAAGCATATCCGCAAAGAATTCCTGCGCTGCTTGCGCCTCAACCGCTATTGCATCCGGTCGAAAATGAAGAACTTTATCAACAATAACTTTCATAAACTTGTCGGGGTGTAATCGTTCGCCATACGAATCGATAACGTAAATTGTATCCGTCTCTTTATGCTTGGCCACGATTGAAATTGCGGAATAATCGCCTCGTTCTTTCCCCATCGCCAAGTCAACTCCAATGGAAACGAAATACTCACCGCTAAGGAAGTTACGGTTTATTTGTTTATCATTCCAGTAATTGAAATTATCAGGATTGAATACCATTACTTCCTCATCAATAGGATTGTTTTGTAGCTCGGTGTTAAACGCTTTGCTACCGTTATCCCATTTGAACTTCATTAATTTAAATACCGGCTGTACTTCTTCCCAAAGTACCTCAGCGCCTTCTACCATTTCGTCATGATGTGCCGTAAAGAACAGTTCAGCGTCTCTTGCTCTCGATTTATTCTCTCGATCTTTATAAATAAGTTCACATTCCGCCCATAAATCTTGTCTAGTAGGCGGGGTAATTAGTGCTCTGTATTTACGAGATTCAAAGTCGGAACGTCGCTCCATAATATCGATTAATAATGATTGCGGATGAACTGTCGTACCCATAAATACGATTGCTGTCCGTTTACCTTCCGGATCACCTAACGGAATAACTACCTGAGCGAACCAATCCTTCAGTTCCTGTCGTAGTTGAGCCGTATTAGTATTACGCTTATCTTCCAGGTCATCACACACGATTAAATCCGGGCGCTTACCGTTCCAGTTTCGACCACGCAATGCTTGTCCAGTGGAAGCCGCTTGAACTAACGTTAGTAATTTCTTATCGTCTTTCCCTTTCGGTTCCCATGCGATAAACTCTGACGTATTATCCCTCGGATTCATTTGTTGCTTCGTATGTAACAACGATCCGAAGTCACGTCGTAGCTTATCATTCGATTGTAACTGGAGCTTGATCCACTCTAAGTTAGCGCTAGATACTGAAGGAGTTTCTGAAATTAAAATGATGTAGGCTCTTTTCCGGTAACAAATT